CTCGCTGAGGTGCGAACTCTAGGTTCGAGGATGACACGCATCTTCGTCGCTGGCGACAATCATACACATTCGGCGACGTACAAGGATGAGGTCGCAGCCATTGGACATCTCACTCCACCACCGCCCGAAACCCCACTTCCGCGACAAACAGCCCGGCCTTGACCTCGCGCCGGCTCGCCGTCCGGCGATGGCGAAAATTCACCAGCCGAAACCCGCCCAGCATCTGCGGCAAACCATCGGCCACCCGCCTCACCTCCGCCACCAGCCCTTCGGCCTCGCGGCGCGACACAGCGCTCCAGGCCTCCAGCACCAGCAGGATCTCCGCCCCGTCCGCCTCACCGGTCGAAAAATCGCGCGCCTCGACCGGACCGATCACCAGCGCCGGAAACCGCTGCGGCCGGACCGTCCGGTCGGACAGACCCTGGACCCCGAGTGCTGCCATCAGCGTCGCATCCGCCTTCACCGCCTGTTGAAGTGCCGCCAGCAAGGCATTGACCGCATTCGTCATGTGATGTCTCCCCGATCGCGGACAGGCGTGTCCTCGTCCATAACGCCCACCATGTGCATGCCCAGCATCCCGCGCTGATCCGTGTCCTGCCGCTCGCCAGCCGCCAGCGAAAGCCCATCCCTCGTCCGCGCGAGCCGATCCCTCAGCGCGCGCCGCAGAACATCGCCCAGCCGCGCGCCCGTGTCCTCAAGCGCCGTCCTCTCCCTTGCGCCGCTCATCCCGTCACCTCGCGGCAGAGCGCCAGCTGAAACCGCCCGGTCTCGTCGGGATCGCGCAGCGCGAGGATCTCGAAGACCCGCCCACCTTTACGAAACCGCTGCCCGGCTGAGAGATCGCTGCGCGCGCGCACCGTCACATGATGCGTCACCGTCGCGGAGAGCCCCGGCCCCTTCTCTTCCTCGGCAAAGGAACGCGGCTCGATCAGCGCCCAGACGCGGGCAACCTCGACAAACCCCGTCACCGCCCCGCCCTGACCGTCCCCGACCGCCTCCGGTCGCTCCAGCACCAGCCGCGCTGTCAGCCGACCGGCATCGATATCCAGCAGGACCATGGTCAGAGCCCCCGCCGGCAAAAGGGCGCGATCAGTCGCTCGTAACCCGGCGGCACGACCGCCGGCTGGGCATCGAACGCCACCACGCCCCGGCAGGCAAACATCGCCGCGACATGCAGGAGCATCGCCCGCTTCAGCGTCTCCGGCAGATCCGCGCCGCTCTCGCCAAAGCCCGCCGAAAACTCCACCTCGATCCCGTTCATCGCCCGCCCCGGCTCCGGCACCGCGCGCAGCCAGAGCCTTGCCGGCCGCGCCTCGCCATCCAGCAGATGCCCGGCAAGATCGACCGCCTGCGGCTCACCCTCGCCATCATAAACCGTCACCGAAGCGACGGCCTGGACCGGCCCGCGCGCAATCGTGACGATCCCATCCGCCGGCCAGTCGTCGAGACACAGCCTGAAATCCCTGGATGCGAGCACCAGCCCCGTCTCCCGCTCCAGATGCTCGCGGGCGACAATGGCGAGTGCTGCAAGCAGCGCATCCTCCTCCTCGCTATCCAGCCTCAGATGCGCCCTGATCTCGCCAAGCGTCAGCGGCTCCGCCGTGGGCGGGGTAAGTTCGATGATGGTCATGGGGGGGGGATCCTTGAGAAGGCTCGAAGACCATTGGATTGGAATTGAGATGCGTACAATTGCATCCGTACCAAGGGTCTGTTCGAAGTGGGAAACGATGGGGAGGATAAGGCACAGTTGTCCCAGAGGCCGAAATTGCCATGCACGTCGTTCACCCGCATGCCTTTGCTGATTACAGTCGGCGGCGGTAAATCTGTTTAAAATTTTGTAAGATGGCGTGGGCGGCAACTACCGCAGGAGCAATTCGCTCGGAAGCATTCGGCTAAATGCTTATCTTATATGCACAATAGAAAAGGGGCCCGACGGGCCCCTTGATCAAGCTGCCTTTTTGAGGTTTCCCTGAGAGCGCTCATTGCTCAGGAACAACGACGTGCGCTTGAAATTCTCCAAGCCGAATTCCCTTATGGCATTTTCGAAACACGCTTTGAGCTTCTGTTCCATATTTACACTCCCGTGTTGTCGCCCGAAACCTGACAGGTTGGCGTTACTTTTTCGTTACGTATAACCACGCTCCACGAACGTGTACAGAGTGGAACATGTCAGAGTCACTCAACCCCTTGCCCAGCAATGCAAAAAACTGCCTGTCTGCCGGACTCCGGAGGTGAAACTTTATATGTCGCGCCTCCATCACGGTGTTAGATACCGCGAGTACCGCCGCGAATGTTGCAACCAGAACATCTGAGTAGTCCTCAACGGACTTATCTCCGAAGTCGAACTCGGGAGAAAGGGTCATAAAACGCACTCGCAACACCGGACTTGAGTAGCCTGGTATTGAGGCTCGATTGAGTTGACACATAGAAACGTGCCCCTCATCGCCCTTAATTGCAAACAAGCCTGAGTTGGCTCCAGACTCGTTTAACAAATCCGCGACTACAGCAAAGGTTCCTTCAGCGAACGAGCTGAACTCCTCGCCATAGGCTGCGCATTGGGCTTCCCAATCAGCTTTGAACTCTGCCCAGCTCTCATCGTCGTTTTTCAGCCGTACAATCTCGTAACCCATTGCGAAGTTCTACATCCCCAAATTTGCCTGAAGCTTAACGCCGATGCGTCTCATCGGCTGCAACACAATGATCACTTCAATGCATTGTTGTAAATAGACCCATTCATGGGGCTGCAAATGCTCGTTGAAAATCTAGAGCGTCATGCCCGACAACACAGCCCTGCCACCCAGATTTGCCATCCAGTTCAATATGGTCGATACACGAAGCGTTTGCCACCTCAACACGCAGTCCGCCCTCCCCCTTGTGGGGAAGTGGCTACTTCTTGCGTATGCGCTCCCACCTTCCCCTTCGAGCGGAGGGTCAAACCCCAAACTTCACCAGCTTGATCGCCTCGAAGTCCTGCACCCCGCCGCCGACGCGCTTGGTCGTGTAGAACAGCACATAGGGTTTTGCCGAATAGGGATCGCGCAGCACGCGCACACCCACCCGGTCGACCACCAGATACCCCGCGCGGAAATCGCCGAAGGCGATCGCCGTCGCATTGGCCGCGATCTCCGGCATGTCCTCGCTTTCGGCAACCGCAAATCCCATCAGCGAGGCGGGATCGCCGGCGCGGGCCGGTGGCGCCCAGAGATAGTTGCCGTCGGCGTCCTTCAGCTTGCGCACGGCCCCTTGCGTCCTTCGGCTCATGACAAACGTGCCGTTCTGGCGGTGCCCCGCCTTCAACGCATAGACCACGTTGATCAGCACGTCGGAGGCGCCGCTTGCCGCGAAGGCCCCGGCTGCCCCGGTGGCAACAGTGCCGATCTTGCCCCATTCCCAGGAACTGTCGGCCACCTGGTCATAGGCGAGAAAACCCTTCGGCTTCAGCACGCCGTCACCCGACACGAAGGCCTCGCCCTCCTGTTCGGCAAAGGCGATGTCGACTTCCGCCGCGATCCAGGCCTCGATGTCGACGGCGGCATCATCCAGCAGTCCCTGCGTTGCCGCCGGCATGGCATAGAGTTCCATGGTCGGGAAGGCGAGTTCGGAGAGTTCCGGCGTGCCGGTCTGCGTCCGCGCCGCTGTCTCGGCCACCCAGCCGCTCGCAAAGCCGCTCGCCGCAAACGGCTTCTTCAGCACGGCGCTCGAGACCTGCCGCACGGTTGCCAGCGACCGGATCGGCGAGATGACCCTCAGCCTGCGGCCGATCTCCTCGTCCACCTGCGGCGGCACCAGATAACCGCCATCGCCGGAAACCCCTGCCGACAGCGCCTTCTGATCCAGATCGCGCAGGGCCTGGTCGTCACCCCGGCGCACATAGGCCTCGAAGGCCGCCTTGTGTTCGGCCAACCCCGCCTCGTCGCGGCCGGGACGCTCCAGCGCCGGACGGCGCTTCTTCAGCACCAGTTCGTCGAGAAGCCGGCTCTGCTCGTCGATCGCCTTGTTGATCCGCTCGACCTTGTCGCGGGTCACGACGTCACTTGTCAGCTTTTCCTCGATCTCGCCCAGCCGCTCGTCATTCGCCTCCTTGAAAGCCTCGAAGGCCGTCATGAATTCGGCAAAGGCCGCCGTCACCGTATCGGGCGCCGCCTTGACCTCGGGTGCGAGCCTGACCGGCTCCCTCTTCACCCGCCTGGCACGCCGCCCGCCCGCCGCATCCGTCACGCCCTGCCCCATCATGCCCTCACCCGTCATCATCGCGTCTTCCATGTCGCTCATCCTTTCGTGAAGTGATTGTTCGCCATCGCGCGAGCTGCCCGGCGCATCAGCCGGACAAGCTCGGTTTCCCTGTCGCGGTAAAACCGCCTGTGCTTGACATTGGAGACCCTGGCCGTCGGCAGCATGGGAAAGGTCACCACCGAGATCTCCCAGAGATCGGCCTCGAGAATCCGCCGCACCCCCGTCTTGCGGTCGGCCCGCGTCTTGACCGCCCGAAAGCCGATCGAAAGCCCATCGAGCGCGCCGGCCTTCATCAGCGCATGCACCTCGCGGGCGCGGGCGACATCGGTCGCCAGTTTCCCCTCGACATAAAGCCCCCGCTCATCCTCGCGGATCACGGTCCAGCGGCCGATCACCTCGGCCGGATCGTGCTGGTAGAGCATGCGCACACCGCCCGCCCCGCGCTTTGTCAGCGAGGCGGCAAAGGCCCCGGGCTCGATCGCGTCGCGCCCGAGATCCACCTCGCCGAACAGGCTCGCATAACCCGAAAACCGCCCGTCACCGGCCACGCCCTTCAGCGTCAGCCCGGCATAACAAAACCGCGGCGCCCCCGCCGTTTCCAAAGCCTGCATGGCTCGTCTCCTCGTTATGTTGATTTGGTTTGGCCGCCCTGCGACGCGCAAAAGCGGTGCCCACCCACCTCCCCCTTGAGGGGGGAGGTCGCGCGAACGCGCGGGTGGGGGTGATCCTGGCCGCGAGTGGAATGCTGAACTCAGAGTGAAGCGCCACCGCGTCACCCCACCCCGGAGCTGCGCTCCGACCCTCCCCCTCAAGGGGAGGGTGGAGAACCGCTCCGCCCTCAACCCCTCACCCTGAGGTGCCCTCGCCATGCGAGGGCCTCGAAGGGTCAGGGCCGCCGATTACAACGAAGCGCGATCCTTAGAGGCCCCTGCCTGCGCAGGGGCTCCTCAGGATGAGGGCGTTCACCCACCCACCTTGTCCCCCGCCCGGCCCGTCAGCCGCACCAGCACGCCAAGCCCCCACCAGGCGGTAAACGACGCCAGCGTCGCCCCCGCCAGCATGATCTCCGCCGCCGAGAGCCGGCCCTCAAGCCCCAGCTGCCCGGCGCCCCAGACACCCGTCGGACCGCCGAAGATCAGCCCGCAGGCAACGCCGGTCAGGAAGCGGACCGCCGCCTCGCGGCGATGTTTGGGCAAGAGATAGACCAGCGAGATCGCGGAGCCCGCGACAGCACCGATCAGGCGCGCGGAGGTCACCCCGCCGTCATGGCCGAAGTCAGTCATTTGTTCATCTTTCGCGGTTAGCTTTTTGGGTGAGCGCCGGCCGGAACGATCCCGCCCCAAAGGCTGCGGCCGGCGCCCCTCTTCCTCTTCAGCCCAAGGCGAGCCCTTCACCCGTCAGGTGAAGTCGGCGCAAATTTCCGAATCCCTGGAATCGCTTGGCAGTGAATGCTCACAGTCTGATTCCGCCGGTTGAATTGATGCATGAAGCCGCGCCCGGTCCCGCCTGACAGTGCCTTCGGTCAAAACCGCATGGTCCGAAACGTCAGCGACACCCGTCGCTGGCGCTTCACTCGCAGCCCATCAATCACGTCCGACTGCCGCGCCGGGATCGCATGCGTCCAGTCATGCCGCGCCGGTCCGGCAAGCAGCAGCAGCGAACGCGGCGGCAAAATGACCGCCCGCGTCTCGCCGCTCCCCAGGCAAGCAAACCGCATCTCGCAGGCCAACAGCAGACTGAGCGAGGCAATCACCTCGCCGAAACACGGCTCGCAATCGACATGCGCGCTGATCCCCTGCCCGGGGAGATATTCGTTGGCGATCACCTGGTCCGGCACGGCTAAGAAAAACCCGTCCGCCACCAGCCGCTCCGCCAGCCCCTGCAGCATCTCCGGCAGCGGCCCGATCCGGCTTTCCACGGTTGCGCGCCTCGCCCGGTAGTCATAGCGATAGCCAAAATGCCGAACCCGCCGCTTCAGCTCGTCGCTCCACGCGCCAGCGTCGAGGAAGGCGATCAGCGCGGCTTCCTGCTGAGGGGTGATCCAGTCGGCGGTGAGACTGGCACCGGGTGGGAGGTGGGGCTGGGTCTCCATGGGCGAGTGTCCGTATCGGTCGAGCGAGCATCCTAGCGTGGACGCGCTAGGCCGGCATCCGTATGATGCTGGGGTATTGCCAGTGGAACGGATCCCCTCACTTGCGAAATCTGAAGTTTAGGCGGCTTGCGCTCGCCTAAGCCTTCGATTTCGCTTTCTCCCCCACAGAGGGGGAGAGGGAACGCGCCGCCAGCCGCATCGACACCTCTCCCCCTTGTGGGAGAGGTTACAAAATCGAGGGCTTAGCCCGATCAGGGCTAAACCTCAGATTTTGTTGGTGAGGGGATCAGCGCTTTTGGCACAACAAACCCCTCAATACCCCACCGCCTCTCGCTTCTCCTCCTCCGTCAGAAACGCCGCAGCCCCCACCCGCGCCCAAAGCGCATCGCGCTCCGCCGAAAGCCCCGCCACCGTATCGAGATCCGGCACCAGCCTAACCCCCTCCCCGGTCAAGTCGCCCAGAAACACCGAAAGCGACGCCCCGGTCCGCGTCACCAGCGGCAGCACGGTGAGCCGATAGAAGGCGCGGTTGGCCTCCTGGTAATTGGCATAGGTGTTGTCGCCGGGAATGCCGAGCAGCATGGGCGGCACGCCGAAGGCGAGTGCGATGTCGCGGGCAGCACCATTCTTCGCCTCGACGAAATCCATGTCCTTGGGCGAAAGCCCCATCGACTTCCAGTCGAGCCCGCCCTCGAGCAAAAGCGGTCGCCCGGCGCGCATCGGGCCGGAATAGCCCTCGTCGAGCTCCACCTTCAGCCGCTGATACTGGTCGGCGGAGAGATTGCCGCCCTCCTTCGGCTGATAGACCAGCGCGCCGGAAGGCCTTGCCGAATTGTCCAGAAGCGCCTTGTTCCAGCGCCCCGCCGCATTGTGCAGATCAAGCGCCACCTGCGCTGCCGCCAGCGGCGCAAAACCCTCGTGATCGTCGAGCGGGTGAAACAGCTTCAGATGCAGAAGCCCGTCGAGCGCAATCCGCCTGGCCTTCGTGCCGGCGCGATAGTCATAAGCCAACGGCCAGCCATCCGCTCCGGTCACGACGCTCACCCGGTCCGGCCTCAAGAGATGCAGTTCCGCCCTCCCAGCACCGATGGCCACCGCCTCGACGTAAGAATTGCCCGAAAGCAGCAGCTGGCCATACAGCGTTTCGAGAAAATCCGCCCCCGTCATCGCCCCGTTCGGGCGCGCCAGCAGCGCAAGCGCCGGATGCGTGTCCCGTTCGGCAGGTCCCTGATAGGCAAGAAAACCGATGCTGGCGGCCGCTTCGGAAACCAAACGCACGCAGCGATGCGCCACCGGGTTCTTCATGAACCCCTCCCGCGACAGCGCCGCATAGGACCTGCCCGTCCACCGCGCCTCGCCCTCGCCCGCAATCAGCGCCAGGGCCGTGCCGGGTCGGGGGTTGAGCGCCTTTTCTTCGGGCAAAGAGGTTCGATCCCGGGCCACAGCCCAGGGCAGGCGGAAGGGGAGTTTCATGGGGATGTCCTTCAGCGCATAGACCGGTGATACGCGGACCTGTTCGATGTCTCGAATGCCCGCAGCAAGTTGCTCTCGTCTTAAACGCAAATTTCCGATAAACTTAGTCGAAGCTGAACACTAATCTTCAGTGTAAAACTCTTCTCATATCACGGATATAGGTTCATGACGGAGCCGATCGCATTTAGAAGCGCCAAGATGTACTCGGACTTTTTGGCTTTTCACGTTAGGCTGTTCTTCTGCGCCACCGTGTCTGAAGTCGCTGCCGCCATCCCGGTATCCAACATGATAGCCGCCTCGCGGACCGGAAACAGCTACCATGCCCAGGATTTTATTCTTGAGATCATAGTGATGCTTCTCTTCGCCGGATACGCAGCGGCGATGTATGTTCATATCATTCTGACAGGAATCGAATACATACGTTCAAAAATATCTAATGTGTCTTTCTTCAGGAATCATACTTTCATCAGAAAACTGATAATCCTGATAAGCTCTCTTTCTTTTGCGGCAATTCAGACTGCGGGCATATTTGCAGTATTGGCGTTCAGCCTGCTGCAAATCATCAAACTTTTCGGTATCGACCTCAGAGACGCCATCTGCGCGGCCAATGCATTCCTTACCCGCACAGACTACATGTTCACACCTGAGATCCCGCCGTACTGCGTACCGTAGCGCGACTCCGCCATGCAAAACTGAGGGATAGGTCCAGGTCGTTCACCGCCAGACCTCCCTGACCTTGAGGAGTATCCGTGATGATGGACATCACCGCCACCAGCGGCTTCTTCAACCAGGCCGGCCTGTTCCTGCTCGGCATATCGATCCTCGCCGGTCTCTACCTGCTGCTGCGCCGGCGCCAGAGCCGCTGAGGCCTCACAGCCGCGCCCGCACCGCATCCTCCACCACATAATCCGCCGCATAGCGCTCCTCGCGCAGCGGCTTCACCCGGCGGATGCTTTCCTCATAGAGCGGATGCGCCTTGTAGGCGGCAAGTGCTGCCTCATCCTCGAATTCACCGTAAACCACGAGGTCGATGCTGCGGTGAAAGCCGTCGGTCTTCACATTCGTGCCGATCTCCAGCCGCGTCGCACTCGGGATTTCCGTCAGGATCGACAGCCCCGCCCGCACAGCCTCAAGATTCTCCGGCCTGACGGTGAAGAAGACGATGTGGCGGATCATGGGGCACCTCGAAGAGCTGTTGCAGCGCACCAGCCGATAGCATCGCGCGAGCCGCCGCTCAATGCGCCGCTTGGCCGCTTCACACCATGAGCCCCGCCCTGATTGCCGCATCGAAACTCCGCGCCGTCACCGCGATCTTTTTCGCCCGGTCCGTCCCGTTGACGATCTTGCGCGCCCCCGTCCAGTCGGCCTTGCTGCCGGAAAAGAAATCCGCAAGCCTTGCGCCCGAAAACAGCCCCTCGGTCATGCCGACCACGAGAATGGTCGCCGATACGTCCATCCTCAGCGCCAGATCCGGTTCGGCGACGAGGTCGAGCCCGGTCACCCGGCTCATCCTCGCATAGTTCTCGCGATGGGTGATCTGCACAAGCCCCCGGCCATAATAGCTCCGCCCCGCCGCATCCCGCCGCCAATAAGGCGTGGTCACCGTCGGCAGCTTTCCGCCGCGCCAGGCCCGTTCCAGCCGGTTGACGGCCTCCTCATCGGTCGCCGCCAGCGTCTCGCGCACCGCCTGCATGGTGCCTGCCGTCTCGTGATGCGCCGTCGCCAGCATATAGGCGAGCCAGCGCGGATCGGCCCAGCCGCGCACTGAAAAGCGCGTCAGCACAGCCTCGACGCCCTCCACCTGGCCCTGGCTCAGCCGCCCGCCGAACACGGCGTTGCGCAGCCCCGCGAAGACGATTCGCCGGTCGATCCGCATGGTCAGATCCTCAATGTCGGAGAAAGAACAGCCGTCCCCGGCGCGACGGGCGCGGTCGGGCCATGAAAAAAGTTCGGAATTAAAACGATTGAAGAAATTTCAATCGTTTAGAGCTCGTTCCGTTCATATTTACAAAGGTTTAACGCTGTGGAACTTTCCGCTCACAGACACGTTTGGAGCGCAACACTTCCAAACCGAGGAGGGAAGAGATGCAGACGAACACCACGACCAAGACCACCGCCACCACTTCGGTACCCGGCACGATCCCGGCCCATGTCCTGCAGCGCCTCGAAAACGAATGGCGCCAGGTCCGCCAGCCGACCCCGCCGAGCAGCGAGTCCAAGTAATCCGATCCACCGCATTGCAGTGTGAAACCGGCGCTCGAAAGGGTGCCGGTTTTTTCGTTTGGAGTTGATGGCATTCGACGTTCGTATCTCCCCCCTTGCGGGGGAGAACGGAAAATCGAAGGCTTAGGCGAGCGCAAGCCGCCTAAACTTCAG